TTTGATGGAGCATTGTCAAAAGTTCTTACCATAGTAGCCTGAAATGCTTTAGTAAGAGTCACACTACCACCAGCATTACTTACTGTAATTTCTCCTACAGTACCATCTTCTTCTGGTAATAGAATAACAAGACTCTTACCAAAATCATCTACTGTAGTCGTAAAATCTGTACCACGAACAGCGATAGTGGCTGATGGAGTATTAAGAGAAATATTTTGTTTGTTAATTTTACCAAGTTGGCCAGTGGTAAACCGAATAGTTCCTGACGCAAAGTTAAGTGCCATCTTAGAGCTATTGGGATTACCACTATACACGAAATCATCGATAACCAATTTAGAATGTTCTGTAACTTTTACGTTTGAGTTATCAACAAACGTAATTTCTACACGACCATTACCAGTCTGTACATTATCCATTTGCTGGATGGGCAAGCGAGATTGCGTAGAAAGTTTTTGATCTTTCCGAACAACCTCGCTTGTTCCAGTAAACGCAGAGATAGAACCAATACTATTGGGGGATGCAGTTGCCGATAGTGTTACATTGGTTGATAATAATAGTACTGTTACTGGCAGAAGAAGTAATGCCAATAGTATCCGCATGAGTAGTGCTCCGCTGATTAATCGTAACGTCATTGCTATTACCTGTTAATGCCATATCTACAGCCTTACTAGCATGACCATTCTGTAACATGTTGACGGTGTTTGAATCACCAGTAGCAGTTACAGTATTGGTTACATCGTTAGCATTGATTGTAGAATTATAAGTGTTTAAGTCTCCAGTAATATTAAGAGTCTGAGTAGCACCACTAGAAGAAGAAGTACTACCCTGTGTCAAACTTACCGTGTTAGTGCTACCAGTAACATTAAGTGTTGTTGCAGAACCAGCGATACTTGCGGTATCACCCATATTAAGTGTAACTGCGTTGTTATCACCAGTATTAGTGATAGCTAGATCAACGTTATCAGCATTGTTAACAACACCGTTGATACTGTTGCCAGCACCATCTTGTGTCAGAGTAATGTTTTGATTGTTACCCTGTATGTTTACGGGAGTACCTTCTGTGCCGACACTATTCGTGCCACCCTGCTGTGATACTGTAATATTGCTTCCATCCCCAACCTGATCAATATAAATTGAGTTAGTAGCCGCTTGACCAAAAACTAATGATGGTGTCATCAAACCCATAATCAAGATTACTGCCTTGATTCTACTTTTCATTCTTGTAACTCCAGAGTTTCTTTTCTATCCCTTGTTTGATTAGTTCCACCACAGCCGATTCTATTGCTACTTTGACTGCCCTTGTATTTGCTTCGTTCTCAGTTATACCAGTTTCTGCCTCAACTGCTTTAGTTCCTGCATCAACAAATTTGAATAATGTAAGTGATGTACCATATGATAATATTGTTTTAGATACCTGCACATTTAAAACTACTTCACCCGTATTAGTAGAGGTTGCTCTTAATGCCACAGACACTTCATCTTTTCTGTAAGAAATATCACCACCAATACCAAGATATCTAGCACCGACACCACCAGTGATCACATTTGAATCATATCCTATAATACCACCCTGTAATATTAACCCAGCGAATAACATTGGCTTCAGTTTGTTAGAGTCTTTACCTTGATACTCATCGCGAGTAGATTTTACAATCTGCCTTTCTTTAGCAAGATCATCAACTCTATTTCGCTCAACAACTGTAAACCATTCACCATTGCCAGCATTCTTAACTGCATCAATAAGAAGTGTCACACCACCCTGAGTAACTGCATTAGAAAAACTTGCTACAGTGTCTTTGTCTTTTCTCTGACCTGTTAAATCAGGAAAGTCATAAACTGCAACAACAGCCTTTCTTTCTGGTGGTTTTAATTTTTTCAATTCAGTAAATTCTGTTTTGTATAGTTTAGGTGCATCTTTGGCATAGTCGTAGCCTCCGTTGCTAACACACCCACACAAAATAAAAGAAATCAATATAGTTAATAATATCTTCATTAGAAATTAAACCCGCCAACAGGTATTGTAATATTAGTAATACCACCTTTATCATCTGTAATATTCAACACAATAGAATCCCCCGTGTTAGTGTATTGAATAGTATTACCTTCAAGTGAAAACGTCCCAGTAGCAGATGGACTAGAAAACAAGTTCTGAGTCAATTGCTGTGCAATCTGAGAATATATTCTCGACTGCAAATTATTCATAAATCTGTTCAAAATAGAATTATTCTCGGCAAGAGCCTGTGCTTTCAGGTTCGCCGCAATGGCAGCTTCAATAGTCGCTCTCCGAGTATACTCTTGATTCTGTATCGTTAACCAATGCGAAGATGCACCCATCCCACTGAAAGATGGATTTTTGAACTGATATATAATTTCCCCGGCATATGACAAGTCAGAACACGTTAATAATACAGCTATAAATACAAAAAAGCCGAAGCGAGTATTTTTCATGTTCGCCTCCCATTATCCTATACTTATAATAAGAAAGCTCTAAAAATATTATGGCAAAACCAACTAAAATTAAAATAAAATTAGTAAGTGAAGCTGGAACTGGGTATTCTTATCCTACATTTAAGAATTCCAGAACAATGACAGAAAAGCTTACTTTAATGAAATATGATCCGGTCGTTCGTAAACACGTGTTATTTAAAGAGACAAAGATCAAGTAAATTATGGATGGGTGGCCGAGTGGTTGAAGGCACCGCACTTGAAATGCGACGAGGGTGAAAGTCCTCCGTTAGTTCGAATCTCACCCCATCCGCCAAAAATGTATAAAAAATGGCTCCCGGTTAAAGGAGCCATTTTCTATTACAAAGCACTTGTTATTAGAACGAGTGACCAAGCTTAAGTGCAACCTGTGAAAACAACTTTGTTCCAGTGGCTGGATTGATGTCGTTTGAATAACGATAGTACTCTACACCAACCTTATATGAAGGAAGAACTTCATATGATAGACCAGCGTTTAAGCGAGTTTCCTGATTGTCAAGACCCTTGCTCGCAAAACCATTGCGGAAACGATAACCGACATCGCCAGTAATACCAGCAACTAGATCGCGGCTTACCTTTACTTCTGCACCATAAAGATTATAGTCGCCACCCTTAACGGTTGTGACATTGACCTTATTGACTAATGCTGTTTTTGATGTTGAAGCTTCTAGATCACGACCTAATTGAACATTACCACCAACATTGAAACCAAGTACAGTTGGTAGATCAACACCAACGCGACCAACTGCCTTAGAAGCAACACTACCATTAGCTGGCTGCTGCTTTGTTGCTAATTCTACGCCATAGTTTAGATTTGGGAACACCTGAAAGAATGGAGCCTGATAGTCAAGCACATATTCTCTTGGTGACTTACCCTTGTCAGCACCAGCGCGAAGCTCGGCAGTTACCGTGGCGGCAACAGCTGGGGAAGCGATTAGTGCTAATAGTGCAGTTGTTAGGAATAGTTTCTTCATTCGAAGTCTCCGTGTTAATTAATGGAATGATGACTTACCGTTGGTCATCGCGTGCTTATTATGGAGCAACCCTTGCAAATACAGACATTGTCTTATTTTTCTTCCTATAGAATCGTGTCATGATGTTATCGTTATAATAATCATCATGCTCTAGAACGTTTCGTAAAATCTGTTCTTTCAATTCATAGTAATTAACATCGCCTCTACCTTCATGGAGAGACAATATTTCTCGTCTAAAGTTCTCTTTCCCAAATTGCTTTATATCGGCTAAAAGAGTCTTAGAACTTCCATAGTATTTATACCAATCCGATTCTTTACGGATGATCTTTCGTACCTTTTTATTCTTCTGTTTTACCCTATTAGTAGAATAAAAATACTTTCTACCTATATATTTCTTTCCAGTAAGGGTATTTATAATTATATATACGAACCCAAAGAATGTATTTATATCACTAGTGTTGAAAGGTTTCCCCTCCCATAACCAAACATTCTCTAGATTCACTCCTCGTCTTGTTCGAGATCGTAAATTTCATCTTCTTCCACTGAATCTATTTCGCTACCACAAAAGGGACACCAAAGGGGTTTATCCTGGGTGTCCGAAATAAGCTTATATTCATTGTCACATTGACCACATGTACACCATGCATCGTTCATTTTATGTCTCCATCAAATCGTTGTAGTTTAATACTTCAACATCAGTTTTGTTTAAAAATTCCATACCTTCTTCATGACGGTAGGTATACCTATATATAATCTTTTTTATCTTAGCTTGATAGATCAGCTTGGCGCAATGAATACATGGAGAATGGGTGATGAATAATACAGCGCCTTCTGAAGATTCAGTAGAAGAAGCAAGCTTAGTTAATGCATTGCTTTCAGCGTGAATAACATCATCTTTAGTTTTATCCTCTTCATCTTCACAGCAATTATCCCAACCCGCTGGCATACCATTGTAGCCAATAGAAAGAATACGATTATCCTTGACAATAACGCATCCAACCTTAAGTCTGCTTGCGTGAGATAACTGAGCAGTAAGCTCAGCAACACTCATAAAGTATTTAATGAATTTGCTTTTCATCATTAATATAACCCTCAACCTCAACTATCGCACGCTGTAAAGCCTGTAGCTCTACACCCATATCATGAATACCGTGAGCATCTTTATTTTGTAAAAATACTTCAGCCATATCCCAACAAATGTTTTCTCTCTTTTTTAGAGATTCAATTCTTTTCATTTTGGTCATAGATTATTAGGTACGAAGATTGCATCAGCATTAGATTTATCTACCTGAACATAATTTATATCTTTAAGAAATTGTAATACTTCTTCGTCGCCTTCGCCACTAGTATGCACCTCAACAGAAATAACAGGCTTGTATTTTTCTATGGTATTCTTAGCGCCAACTAAAACATTATATTCATAACGTTCAACGTCTAACTGTATTAGATCACACCCTGGAATATTAAGGCAATCTAAAGTGATCATTGGAATAATAGGTATAATTTTATCTTCTGGAACATCAACAACCTTATGCATTCCAACATTCCACTTATCAACATATTCCATTCTTATAGGTTTATGTTCTTTACCCAAGGCGCATTGCATTTTGATAACATTGTTAAATTGTGAGTTGTTTACCATGCAATGAAAATTCAGAGGAGCAGGTTCGAAGGCATAAACTACATGAAATAGTTTTGAGAAAAACCGAGTGTGTAAACCACAATTTGCACCAGCCGTAACAACAACGTTTTTTTGCCTTAGATACTTCATGTATTTTTCTTTATGAGATTGTTCCCAATCTTTCGTTGGACCATCCCATGCGCCATCATCCTCCCTCGGCCACACCCAGTCACTTTCATCATCAATAATTTCGTATCTTGTAAATACTTTATCTTTATAACTCATAATGAAAAACCTTTAAATGTATTCTCATCAACGTCCTTGTTCACACCACCAACAACATAACTAGATAACTCTACTTCCTGCGGAGCAACCTGAACATCAGATCCAGCAATCCACTTCTGAGTCCAAGGTAATGGATGAGAAGTTGACTTAGTGGTAGGATTGACGCCGATAGCTACCATACGCTTATGCGCAATCCAATCTACATATTCAGACAGTAGCTGTTCATTAAGACCAATCATCGAACCATCTTTAAACAAATATTTTGCCCAAGCCTTCTCTTGATTGATAACATCAATGAATAATTTATTAACTTCTTTCTCACACTCTTTCTTAATCTGTTCAAAGTCTTTATCATCTTTAGGAAGGAACTTAATAATGTTCTGAGTAGCAGCTAAGTGGACGTTTTCATCGCGTGCGATGAACTTAATAATCTTAGCATTGCCTTCCATCTTCTTAACTTCAGCGAACGCCCACGAGCATGCGAAAGAAACATAGAAGCGAATACCCTCTAGTGCGTTTACAGCATTAAGACACAACCACAGTGCTTTCTTATTCTCATAATTATCATAATTCTTTGTGCCAAGAATCTTATGAGTCTTTATTAAATCATCATAATACTTGCTGATATCTTTAGCGCAGTCAACGATCTCTTTAATATCAAGCATATTATCAAACACCTTAGATGGGTCTGCATACACATTACGCATGATATGAGTATATGAACGAGAGTGAATGGTCTCAAAATAAGACCATGTGATGATAAACGTCTCAAGTTCGGGGAGTGATACTATGGGAAGGAATGCAGTCACTGGAGCACGTCCCTGCACGCTGTCCAAGAGGATCTGACGCTTTAGGTTGCTAGTGAAGATATGTTGTTCGTGCGCATTAAGAGACTTGAAATCTTTAGCGTCTCTAGTACAATCAATCTCTGTAGGTTGCCAGAAGAATCCATTCTGTTTTTCAGTAAGCTTCTCAAAGATAGGATACTTCTGCCTATCGTATCTAGCTATGTTTACTTGTTTGCCGAAAAACAATGGCTGCTTAGTCTCATCGATCTTTTCATTATTAAAAACAGACATTACTTGCCTCTCAACTCCATCCAATAAGCATCTTGTTTATTACCGAATTTCCCGGCAATAAAATCAGCTTTTACAAAACCTAAATCTTTTAGTCTATTTACGATGTCTTTATCGGTAATGTGCACATAAGCGCCAAATCTTATTATACCTAATTCTTTAAAAGAATCAAGTTGTTCTTTTGTGATGTCTGTAGATACTTCGTGGATTGGTTCCCATTCGCCAAAATGGGTGCGAAGAATTGACATTGCACAGTTCCCCTCGATTTGTTATAAGACACAGCTATCACAGGTTTCTTCTGATGATTTTTCTTGTGGTAATTCTTTAACTTCAATCTCGCCAGACTGGTCATTAGTATTGAAATAGTATAAAGTCTTACCGCCATATTTATAATGCATCAAGATGTGCTTAATAATCTCGCTTAGAGGAATCTTTTCGTCAGGATAAAATTTAGGATTATATGTTGTATTGACCGAGATAGCTTGATCAATATACTTCTGTAACACAGCGCAAATCTTTAGATAACCTTCAGGTGACTTGATATCCCAAAGCAATTCATACTTGTTCTTAAGTTTCTTAAGATTAGGAACAACCTGCTTTAGAACACCATCCTTAGATTGCTTAGTGCTTAGTAATGCACGTGGCGGTTCAATACCATTAGTAGAGTTACTAATAAGAGCAGACGTTTCTGCTGGCATTAGAGCCATTAGAGTAGCATTGCGAATGCCAGTTACCTTGAGCTGCTCACGCAGTTCTTCCCAAGGCATATATTC